AAACCCTGTGAACTGTTATGAGTTGCCATTATCGGCCTCCGTTGTGGTTACTTTCTTTGATTTAACGGTAGACGGCTTTTTATCCGTCCATCCGCGTGATTTCATTACATCGATCTGTGATGGGTGAACAATCACACTCGACTCGCCTTTAAACATTTCCATTATGATTCGCCTTTCATATACTGGTAACGCACTTGGGCCGTCATAGTTATTCCACCTATGGGGCTTGTTGTGCCTTGATCTGTGTCTACAGATACGACCTGAGTGTCTATTGCGTAGCCACCCCTTGTGCTATCAACCGAGAGCGCCTTTTCTATACTTTCAATCAATTCGTTTCGCGCTGAGTCGATGTTTGGTGATTTAACAAACCCAATAATTTGATAATTAATTGTGCCCTCACGAATTCCCGCTAATGTCACATCGCCTCGACTCTCTGCCGCGCTCTGTAACCATGCTGCTGGGAACTGGGCATTACTTAGCTGTTCATAGTCAAACGGCTCTCTTGTGATCTTTTTAAGCATCACAGGGGTAGTCATGCTGGCTAATGTATCGACCAAGTGAGTAGCAATGCTTTCTCTAATACTCATTTAAACAACGCCCCCTTAAAACGCTTGATGATCAATGCCTTTTCTTTATCATTAACGCCCATGAATGGCCGAGTCTTTTGGTTATAGCCTGCCTTTTGTAAAGGCGTTGCTTTCTTGTCGCTAGATCCCTTGTTATGAAACGATACAACCGCCTCAAAAGGTGACGCGCTAACAAGACCTAAAGACCCCATCATCTGCCCTGTAAAATTAAGGTTTGGCGTACCTGATCGACCCTTTTTTAACTTGAATATTGAGTAGCTTTCGCTGTATGGCTTAAATAAACCGCTTAAACCAAACCCTTTTTCTGTGCGTGATTTAATCGCGCTCACCTGACCTAGAGCTGCTATTTTCAAAGCTCGCTCTGTATCCTTGGCGGTGATCTTCATTGCTTCGAGCTTAGTTAGTGCGCCCCTCAAATCAATGGTGGTTGTTAACTGCATTAGCGTGTTAACCGACCAACTTGAACAGGTGTCTTTTCTGCTGATGTGAATACTCCATCACTATCAGCGTCATACTCGACACCATCGATAAATATGTCCTGAATCTCTTCTTCGTATAGACCTTTATAGAAGGTCAGCATGGCCGAAAAGCGATCCTCAGAAGACCACGTTGCCAGTTGTGGCAGCGCATACTTCCAAAGCACTAAATAAGCAGCCGCTTTAGTAAATTGAGATTCAGTGATAAGGGTCATATCAGGATCACCCGATATACCCTTATTAGGCCACCACTCGCGCTTCAACCTACGCTGTATATCAGCCTTAGCCTTGGAGTGCTCGCTCGAAAACGAAGCAACCCCCAAGCTCAGAATGTCAGGCTGTATCGCGGTTAAATCAGTATCGACGCTCATGACCATGATGCTTACTCCCTACAGAGCAGAATCAAAGGTTAGCTTCTGACCGAACGTGTCTACCAACTCGCCCACACCGTATGATGCAGTGGCGTTCAATTCCCAACCGCGCATTGAAGCGTCACGCTGAGGCTCGATGTAGATGTCCCACTTGATAGCCAAACCTAGTGCGGCTGGAGTGAACAAAGCGCCGATAGCGTCACCAGAACCATCAATAACAATGTTGGATGATTCGTAAATATTAACGCCAGCGATATTGGCAACGAACCCAGATCTCATTGCTTCGTTCTGTAGATCACCACCATTCGGGTTAACGAAAGCGTTGGTCAAGTTAGACTTCAACTGGAACGCCTGATACGGATGGATAACAGCAGATGGAGTGCCAGTAGCGTTATTAGCGCTTAATACTGTGGCAGCTTTGACAATATCAGCAACAGTGATTTCTTGTGCTGCTGCACCTTGGCCTGTGCTGAAACCAGCAAACAAAGCAATCAGGTCTTGATCCATCTTCTTAGCAACGGCCTCGCCTAAGATACGGCCTAGATCACCAGCAACGTCACCCATAGCGGATTTCGCAGCCATATCGGTTAGCAAGGCTTGAACGCCTGCCTCAGATACAGTGATTGACTTGCTAGTGGTTGAGATAGCGGTGCTAGACATATCCGACCCTTCTGTCAATGCAGAAGCGGTAGTGTCGCCATATACTGGGACTTGTACGACTTTTCCAGCTTCGCCAGAGATGTCATAAGTAGTAACTAAGTTACGAACAAGGGAAGTTTCTTGAGAAACGAAGATCGCTTCTTTAATAATGTTACTAAACAGGTCGTCTAGTGTAGTAGTAGTTGATGCAGCCATTTTGGTCACCTTACAAATTATTTATGCAAGATGACCGTGTGGATACACCTTGCTTTTAGTTGGGTTTGATATAGCCACCTGTCATACGACCGCGACCAATCTTGCTACGATGTTCAGCATATTCTGCTGGATTCATATCACCCACCGATTTAAGCCTCGATGTATTGCCACCTACACTACCCGCGCTGCCTGCTCCACCTTGTGAGGCTTTGACAAAATGCGGGTTTGTAGTAAGGAACTCGCCCACTAATTGATTAACAGTTAGTGGTGATCCATCGTCACTGTATCGGGTAGTTCCTTCGTTATCCAATATTTCGGCAGCGCCTTCGCTATTTAGTCTAACCTTGCCTTTTAATAGCTCAGTAACTTGGCTAGGAGCTACCGCCTGACCTAGTTCAGCGGCCCGCAATAACGCACCATCGACCTCGTTATTGGTCACTAATTTACTCAATCGAGCGATTTCAGCGTCTTTCTTTTCGGCCTGCATTTTGATTACTTTCTCAAACTCACCCTTTGCGGTGGCTTGATCCACTTCGGCTTTTGCCTGCTGTTCTTGCCATTTGGCAAACTGGTCAACATCAACGCCCTCGTATTTCTTCTCAAACTTGCGCCTTTCACGGCCCACGCGATCAGCGACAATCTTATCGACCTCGGCCTGTGTTAACGTCTTTTCTGGTTCATTTGAACTAACTGTTGGTTCAATTACTTCTGCTGCTTCGCTCATACGTCTTCCCCTAGTTGTTGGTAATCTAATGTCATAGGCTCACCCTCACAGATGCAATCCTCGACTAATTCTATCCACTCTAAAGAATCCCAATGGATGGGTGCCTCTATCGTAGGCGGGTGTTCCCCAAATAGTGCGCTGTAATGGGCTATGGCCTCGTTGTAACGCTCTGCCATTTCTGAGTTATCAAGGTCTATATCAGTCATCCAGTACCGCCTCCCACTGGTGTCGGCAGTTATAACCGCCGCGAACAATAAACGGATCACCGCCTGCTTTGCCCTGCCAACTACTGCCAGCCCACTCTTCCCGAATTTGTTCTGTCGTCATTACGCGCCCTCGATGAGATACGCACCAGTCGCGTGAATCTCTAACTAAGCTGCCGTCATACCGCCATTTCTTAATACCTAGATCAGCCACCATAGCCATATTCGCGGTGGCACTGAATTGCATTAATGAGTCATGTGTATGGGTCTTGGCGTGGCGTCTAAGGTTGTCGCTTACCCTGTCTTTTGAGTAAGTGGCCTTAAGCGCATCAACCGCCTTATCAACGTCTTTTAATTTGGCGGCATCGTCTTTATTTTTTTCAATGAACTCAACCAAGGCTTGTGCCTCATCATTATTGCTTTGAATGTACACCCCGTTAATCGCGTGCCTAACTGACTGCGTGGCCTCTGTGACAGATCGACCCGTTAGAGTGGATTGATAGACCTCCTTAGAGATGGTTTCAAGTTGTGCGCTTCCTAACTCATCAAAGCCTTTATTGGCCATGCGTTTAAGCTCAGTGATTGGCCCCTTTCTAATTGCTGCGAGCTTCCTAGCGGTTATAAACCCAGCGTAAACCACAGCAAGAGTCCCTACAGCGTCATCGTAACTTTTAACAATGTCTTGCGTGGTCGATGTGAAGTTCTCACTCATGGCGCGTTGCAAAGCCTGCCTCGCTAATATCGCCGCATTAAGATCAAACAACTTGCCGTCTTTAGTGGGTAGATTGGCGACGATTGACGCCACTGCCTCCTCTAAACTCAATAAGCCCTGATCAATTAATTGACTGTGTAAGTCAGCTAATCTATCAAGGTTATCAATGTGGGCATCTTGGCTCATTCAGCCACCACCGCTTGAGGCTTAACCACTACGTCACCGCCTGCCATTGGGTTAAGTCCTAGATCATTACGGGCTTCGTTCTGAGTCACTACACCGCCATCAATGTGGTATTTGTAGATCTGACCCTTCTCAAACTGACCTAATTGCTCTGTGCCTTGCTCGATCTCAAGCACTGCGCTTACCAAGTCCTCATCGTTAAGCACAAGCTCTGCAATAGATCGATCAACACCCTGCGTAAACG